TCACACTCGAAGGCGTAACCTACGAGCGAGTAGAGCCAAAAGCAAAGAAAACCAAAGGCAACAAACCTGCCGGTGGTGGCACTCAACCTCACCCATAAAACACTCTCGAAACAGGGAGGGCAATTCGGTCCTCCCTACATCTAAAAAACTTATATAACCGATGATAATAGCACGAACATACATCACAATAACCAACGTTTCGGACGGACCAAAAGGCGACACAGGCGACAACGCCCTAACATTGGTATGCACCCCTACCAGCCTAACGTTTGAGACAAACCGTGAAGGCGAAATAGAAAACACCACGCAGCGCAAAGTGCAAGTAGTGCTATACGAGGGGCAAACAGCCGTAACCCCCACATCAATGCAAATAACACCCTACAACTGCTACGCCCGACTGGTGGAACAAAACATCGTGGTAGATGGCATAAGTCCCAACCAGTGGAGCGGACACATAGCCATAACCGCCACCTACAAAGGGCAAACACGCACGGCAAGAGTAGAATTTGTAATGAGTGCACAGAAGTGGAACGAGGCAAAATTCGAAGCCAATCAAAAGCAGTTCCAAAGCATAATAGCACAAAACCAAGCCGACAAACAAGGCTTGGAGCAGAAAATATCTACCATAAAGCAAACAGCCGACAACATACAGCTGGAGGTACGCCAACAAACCTTCAGCGGAGTAAACCTATTGAAAGGCGCAAGTCTGCGACCACTCAACCTGCTAAATCTCGACCGACCTCATGTAACCATCGTAAGCTACCCAAGTGTTGCCCACTTCGATAATCCCTACCTATCCATATCACGCCACGGAGCCACACAAGACGAATGGAATGGCTGCAAATTCCCCATCGTAACCATACAAAGTGGACGCACCTACACGCTGTCAATGTTCGTGCGTATATACGGTAGCGACCAACCATACATAGAAATAAAGCGTAGCCAGTCGAAAGACATGAGCGCACCAAAAGCAAGCTACGCCAACATACCATCGTCTTACGGAGTGTGGAAACCATACACCTACACCTTCGAAATGGAAGACGGCTACAACTACCTTCAAATATTCATATACTTGACACGCAACGGCGAAGCCTATATATCAGAAATACAACTGGAAGAAGGCACTAAAGCCACCACATGGAAAGACCCCGACGTCGTGGACAGCATTGAGCGTACTGGTATCGACCTGACCAATGGCACGGTATCTGTCGAAGCAGCCAATTTTGAAATCAAACACAATGGCGAAAAGCCTTTTGTTGTGAGCAAAGGAAAGGCATTGCTGGGCGGTTGGGTATTCGACAAAGGAAAACTGTTTTCCCAATGCGGAGACTTAAATGGAAGTCCAAGCACGGATTACGGCAACACGAATTTCAATCCAGACATAGTTCTTGACCCAATCAACGGCTATATGTCAGGCGTAGGCTCATTCAGAAAGAAAATGCTGGTAGTAACCCAACAGAACATCGCCAAATATGCAATAATCAATTCCTCTGGAGATTACGTATTTATGGCAGGAAAAATAAGCGCAATCGCAACATTTAAGGGGGCGTTCGATCGTGATATATTTATAACATTGCCCGGTAGTGGAGGTTATCTTGGTGATGGTGATTTTGAAATAGCCAGAACATTGATAGGAGAAACAATAGCTATATATAACCAATCGACGAGCTATATAAACATTTGGGGAGCAGGTACATCTATCGATGTTCTTCCGAATAACTTTGCCGCTCTTGAAGTGAAAATATCGGTTCATCCTCAAACTGGAAAAGAAACTTATTACAATAAGAATTGGATAAGAGGAGAAATGTTAGTGTAATATTAAAATAAAAGAATTATGAACATTCAAACCAAAATTTTAAGAAAACAGGAATTAGTAACCTGTGAAGTAGTCATAGATGGCTACCTACACACCGTGTCCTATCAAGCCGACACCACAAACACTATTGCCAAAGTGCTACAATTCACCGACAGAGTAGCCCTGATAACACAAGGCGAATCCCCATCCTATGTGTTAGACCCGCACCGTCAAGCAACATATACCCACAACACAGAGCACTTCTCTGGCGGACAGTGGGAAACCCTACCCGATGATGGCGGACAAACAGCCTACAAAGGCGTATTAGCCATATTCAATATGATAGAACAAGGAAAAATGGGAGTGAAATAAGTCTTAAACAAGAAAGGAGGAAATTATGAATTATTTAGAACAATTCAAATATGTTATCTGTTCTATCATCAGTGGTATGCTAAGTCTATTCTTTCCTATTAGGGACTTTATGTACGCTATGTTGATAGTATTCACACTGAACTACATATTTGGTGTGGTTGCAGGTCTTAAGCATGGCGAAAGATGGGATTTGAAGAAATCAATGGTATTCTTTTACCATTGTGCTGTCTTTTTTGTAATGACAGCATCTATATTTCTTACAGGCTATTTCTTGCATGCAGGTGCGGAAACCTTAGGCGTCGTAAAAGCTCTTTGCGGTGTGGCTATTTGGTTCTACGCTACAAATATAGTAAGAAATTGGCGTATGATGCTCATTGAGAATACCACGATGTGGAAGGTGGCAGGCTTCGTCTACTACGTATTAACCCTAAAGGTGATTGATAAAATACCTTTCCTGAACGAGTATTTAAAGAGTACCAACGGAAAGGCAGATAGCGACAAAGCAGATATTTTATAGTTTCATAATAAAAAAAAGAAGAAAATAAAAATGAAAACATTCAGCAGTAGTAACATCTTATTAGCCTTAGTAGGCTTACTAATATCGTTCTTTATAACGATAGGTTCGTCAAAAGCAGACGTATCAGCGGTAAATGTATGTGTATATTCTTTAGTAGTAGTAGCCGTTGTCAGCTTTATGGTAGAAGCGTTTCGTTTACTCATTAAAGTGGGCACCCGTTGGCAGTGGACACGCATCGTGTCGTGGCTATCAGGAGGTATCGTAGGCACAGTATTAGGACTTTTACTTTCATAATTTTGTTTTGTATATTTATTTATTGTTTTATTCAGGCTGTTGCCAGTTCGAGAGAATAGGCACAGCCACTTTAACACAAACACAATGGAAACAGTATTATTAGGACAAAGCGGAGAACACAAAGATGGCGTTGTTCGCATCAATTACAAAAGCGACTTTCCTCTCGAAGTGAAAGTAGTTAGAGATGGAGAAGTAGAAGATTTTCCTGATGCTGATTTTACGCTAACGGCAAAGACAGAGGGAGGTTTCACTGTGTACAAAGCAGAGCGCAAAGCAGGCGTATATAGCCATTGCAAGCGAGACGGAGAACGGTTGATTATGTTCTTCGACAATCACGGTCTTGCCAAAGGTAGGCTTATAGTGTCAGCAGTCATAAATCACCCCGATGCCGACTACACCGAAGATGGTATCAGACAAGAGAACCTAACCACCACAACCAATATAGAACTTGTGGAGGACAATGGAGATGCGCTACAATTGCAATTACCCGAGCCACGTGTAGTGGAGAAAGTAGTAGAAAAGATTGTGGAGAAAGAAACCGACCACTACACCGACCTACAGAAGAAAGCAGCAGCGTGGGTGGCAGGGTTAGACACAAGCGCAAACTCTTCATATCCTTTAATTTTGGATTACTTTTTAAAGAATGTAACTGAAATAGATAGTTTGATGACAACTTTTCAGGGTGGTTATATGAACGGAGCAAATGAAACAGACCCCGATTTTAACGAGAAGTTAGAACTTGCAAAGGTTTGCTTCAGTACCCCTTATTTAACAACTACGGGAACAAGCTGCTTTGAGGGTATGAATGCTCCACATTTAGACTTAGATTTATTTTCTATGGGACAATGCGATATATCAAATTCATTTAATGATACCATAGTAAACACTTTAACTATAACTGCGCAAGGATATTTTGCTGGATATATATCTAACAACAATCAAGATGAGATTCTCCAAAACGTAAGTAAATTATTCGTAGGTTGCGTTGCTAAAAAAGTAAGAATTACCAAGAATATACAATCAAACAAAAACGTTTACTATTATTTAGCAACTATTAAAGATAGCAAGGTGGAGTGTTTTGAGTTCGAGGAAGAGAATAAAGAACACGCCTTAGATATTAACATCGTTGCCGAAAAGATACTACCCGATGTATCGCAAGATGAGTATAAACCAAAGCTAATATTTAGGAATGTGGTTGGCACAGTAAACGAAGAGTTAAAACAGAAGATACTTGCCAAAGGCTATCCATCTGTAGAGTTTTACGAGGGTGAGAATAAGGTGTTGTAATGTAAATGGGGTATTCGGCTTAACAAGGTCGAATACCTATACTTAAAAGAGCTATGATAGAAAGAATATACAAACTATTTGAACGGTTGGCAGATGTTGGTAGCGACAAGTATCTACATTTAATTGTGGGTATGATGGTGGCAGCTATTATGCGCTTACACGTTGGAGCATTAGCTGCATTGGCAGCCGTTGCAATAGTAATGGTAGCAAAAGAATGTATTGACCACTTCGTGCGCAAAGAGAACTTCGACTTAACAGACGCACTCGCAGGCGTAATAGGTGGTGTGGTAATGTTAATATTAATGATATAATATGGCAAACTTTACAATAGGAGAGTTGTGCTTCTCAAAGGTGGCGCAAGAGAAAGGAATAGATAACACACCCCCAGCAGTGGTTAGGGTGCATCTGACGGAGACTATAACGCTACTGGAGGCGATACGTGCCGAATGGGCAAAGTATTGCGAACAGTACAATTTGGGTACACCATCGTTGATAGTGTCAAGTGGGTACAGAAGTCCAGAGTTAAATAAGGCTGTGGGCGGTGTGAAGAACAGTGCGCACGTAGCTGGCTATGCTGCCGACATTGTACCAGCCAACGGCAAGCAGGACGTGTTCGAGCGTTTTATGGCATATAGTTTTAGCAAGCGTGGCTATCTGTACGACCAAATCATAATTGAAAAGAACAGCAAAACACGTTGGGTACACGTGGGGTATAAGAAGCCTGACGGTAGCCAACGTAGGCAGTGTTTTAATTTAAAGGTATAGATATGAACAGACTAATAGGAGCAATATGGGGCGTGCTGATATGCACCCTAATTACACTTTGCAGCTGTAAGACAAAGAAAGCCGTACAGGTGGAGAATGTAAAGCGCACTTTCGATAGTGCGCAAACAGTAAAGGAACAGGCAAGCGTGAAATACTCACTCGTGGACACATCACGCATAGACGAATATACCACGCTCATTCGTGAGTACATATTTGACACGCCTTATTACGGCAAGGAAAGCTGTTTTGCTCACGACACGAATGTTAATTCGCCAATGGTAGAATACAAGAGCGATGGCAGCGTTGTAATACATCACGGCTTAAAAACTATCAAGGAAACAAAGATAAGCCGTAAGAGTGATAAAAAAGGCGTATCAGTGCAGAAAGATAGTACAGCAAATAAAGTGGTAAGAACAAAAGTACACGCCACCGAACAACACAAGCAGAAGCAACGCCACGTGGAGCAGATAGCCGTATCGAAGCCTTTTAACTTTTGGCAGCTCGTAATAGGTGTAAGCATTCTATTTGCTATTGCCATAGCTTTATACTACCTTTACAAGCGAGTGCCAAGTGTGCGAAATGTGGTGCAGAGAATAAGAGATAGTATAAGGAAATAGCTGTAATAATATAAAACGCAAAAAGCCCCACTATCCATCACGGACGGTGGGGCTTACTACATAATTATGAATTGAAAAGAGTTTTTATATATCTGTCCAATATCTGTCCAAGAATTGGACTATTTTTGGACTATTTTAGTTCTGTTTAGTTAAATTGAGTTCTTTTGCGAGTTTGTTAAGTTTCGATAGGCTGATGCCTAACGTTTTGGCAAGGTCTATGTTTCGTGTGGTTGAGTAGTTGTTCTTTAGATATTCCATTTGAGTATCTGTGAATTGCAATGGTTGGAACGGCTTGCGATGGTGGTTCATTTCGGCACGGTCGGCTTCCAGCTGTATGGTGGGGTTGAGGCTTAGAGCTTCTTTGCCACTTTGGTTTATGCTTTGCTCCGACACTATTTTTGTTTCTATAATGTTTAGGGCAAGGCGGCAGTTGGGGTCGTCGTCTAATCGAATGCTGGAACAATCTTTACAAAGCACGTCCGTAAGATTGTCCCACGCAGTAAACACTCCGTCCAATCGGGCAGCTCTGTATGTTTCTTTGAAATTTATGGGTGGAATAGACGGCAATTCTTCTATAAACCTATCGAATAGCGTAACACAGTAGTGCAGCATTTCGTAGGTACATAGCACGTACGATTTCAGTTCGCTATCGCCAATGTTCCTTTTGTCTAACACTTGTTTAATGGCAAGTCTGAAACGAAACACATCGGGTTTCAGTCGTTCTTCCAAATTGTCTAAATAGTCCATATAGAACTGACGTTTGTCCATTTGCTTATTGCGCATATCGTCCATATTTTGGCGGTCGAAATTGTTATATCTCTTCACTGCCAAACGTGCGTTGTGCCTTGCCTTTCCTTTGTATTGGTTTGTTTTGGAAAGCAAGTTTATGGTGTCGAGCATAACAGTTTGCGCCACGCTGTTTGCTCCGCCTATTATTACGTGGAATAAGGCAGAGATGTGGTTTAGCGTTTCGCGGTTCTGCAGCCACGCTTGCGCCAAGTCGGTTTGCTTTATTCCTGCGAATGGGGTTTGTGGTTTAAATACGTTCATATTTTCTCTTTAAAGCGTCCACCGACCGTTTGAAGAATCGGTAGACAGTTTCCTCGCCATATTTGGCTACTAAATAAGTGTATTGCTCTATTGTCATATTGTTCTGTGTTTTTATATCTATGGATCTACGCTTGTACATCTAGGGATATACGAGCGTATATCTATGGATACAGATTTGCGTGCCTATTCTTTGGTGGCTCTTTCCCACGCTTCTTTGCCAAACACTTGCCAAGTGTCGTTGCCGAACTGCACCAGCACGGTGCCTACGGTGGCTATCAGTCTGCCCTCCGTACAGCTACGATACAGCTTAATGTATGGCTTGCCGTTTTCGCCCTTGTCAATACTTTCAACACACGGTAGGCGAAATATGTCGTTAAGGTTTCGCCCATCAAAGGCGATTGCTTGTTTGAATTTCATCTCTTCCTTTCCAATGCTAAAAAGTTAATTACTGTGGGTATAAGACTGATTATCATTCCTATAAAAGGAAGATAAACGTCTTTGTAATGATGGTGCGATATTGCACCCATTAGGGTAACTTCCCACATAATGGTTATGAATGTCCATAGCCAAAAGTTCATTCTTGTCCTTTTCATTTCTGTAGTTCTTTTATTAGCGCATCGGCATACTCAACGGCTACCTTTGCCACTTCGTCTGCTTCCATTTGCCACGACTGTGCCATCAGTGTTTGCATATTGGCAATGGCTGTGTTAATTCTTATTTTATCCCAATCTGTGGAGAGTGTGTTTACCCTCTCCAGTTCTTCGGGTTTGAGTATCCACACATCGCCCTCGTTGCCCTCGAAATCGAGGTCCACCATGCCTGATTTAAGGTCGTCGAGCGTGGAGTATAAGCCTACAACGGTCATTGGAAACCGTGTGTGTTTTTCCTGCACACGGTCGCCAATTCTTAGTTCAGTTATCTTCATTCTCCTATTTCTTCGTGGTAGTTTCGTAATGTTTCCTTTACACGCTTTGCAGCCTCTTCGGCTTGCTCTTTGGTTCTGAAGTAGTTGTTGGCTGAATAGTGTTCGCTACAGAGGACACTCCAACATTCTTCAATTTTTATAACTTTTAATGATGAGTTAATAAAATAGTATTCTTCCCCTGCATCTGCTCGCCACAGTAGCTTCTCTACTCTCTTCTCTTCGGCATTCCATCGCAAGTCTTGCTCTTTCATCTTATCGAACAATTGTTTCTTTTCCTCTTCGGTGGCGTGGCGAAAAGCTGCACTATTCCAACCTTTATTACTACTACGGTCAGTGTTGTAATGAGAGTAAAAATATCTACTACCGTCTTTCTCCTTTTCTTTAAATATGACCATTGTACCACTATATGCAGAACAAAGCACGTCCCCGTCCTCGAACTCTTTCTCAAACACCACACTTCCGTCCTTAACGATTGCCTTGCAACCATCAGGAATAGCGATTGTATCACCGCATTGTAATTCTACTTTCATAAGTTTTCAATTTATAGTTTTTAATTTACACAGTCATTCCGTCTGGGTATTTTGTACTTAATGCACGATAATTTTTATCTGCTTTCTTTCCGCACTTCGGACATACTTTGTTTGGAATTACTTCGTTATGGAAATACTCATCGTCATATCCATAACTTTTTACAGTATATCCACAATGTTCACACTCGTATACTGCCTGAAAATCTCGGCGATGTTGTGATATTATTTTCTTTATCTTCATAATTCATTTACTTTTAATATATTCCTTCCTGCTTATAATTTAATAATTTCACTTTCCTCCATCGTATCAAGAGAAAACCATTCAAGTTCTGTTTCCTTGCTCATTTCGCAATCGTCGCCAAATTCATCGTCCCATACTTGGTAATATTGGTTCCATACACTAAGAGACAGGCACCCATTACGTTTGACAACACAAGTAAGTGTGTCTTTTTCGTTCTTAAGGTTTGGAAGCTCCTCTTTTGAATTGTGCCACCTAAAAGTTGTTCCATTTTCAATAATTTTTCTTTCCATATTTTTACTTTTCTTTTAATTGTTATTATCTTAATTCTAATTCTGCATTGCATTCATTTGAATAGTCAAAGAGCATACTCGCAATAATGATACGTATATCGTCATTTACAACAAACTCATTTACGCCTTTAGGCGAGTTGTGTGTTATCTTAACAGACGCAATGTTAAGAAAATCCATTGCCTGCTTTAGAGTTTGAAGATACTTAGCGAAGATGTAAGCATTCCCTACTTCAATGACGGCATCGTCTGCAATAACTTTCTTGCCCGTTTTCTTTGTCTTCTCGTGTTCCATCTCTCCTGTGCCATCGCATATAGGGCAATCCATCAAGCGTTCGTGGGTGTGCAAATGATTGTCCTTGTATTCCCAATACACCTCTCCTGTACCATCGCACTCTTCGCACTCCACGGCATCTTCGATGACAACTTCTTCATCAACCAAAGGACACGCCTCTAATGCTTTGTTTAATGCTTCAATAGTGATAATCTTTTCGCAAGGATATTCTAAGTTAGGCATTGGCAAACGCTCTTTAATATATTCACCAACAAGAATTTCGGGGTTTATCCTAATGAGAGTATACCCATCAGTACTCCATACCTCGTTGTACCTCGTATTGAGAAATGGATAGGGGCGCAAATTGTTAGAATTGCTTTTATCGCAGAACTTATTTAGCAGTTCCGCTTCATTATTTATCTTCATAATATTTACTTTTTACGTTTTTTTCTCTTACTTGCGTAAGGTGCTGACCCTGCACGTGATTTACATTTCCTTTTCACTTCACAGAAATCATCATAATAAAGTTTCTTATACAGAAAAGGTTTTGCATACAATTGTATATCTGCAGGTTTCATTAATTCGTCCATACTATCAGCTTTGGTATTTATTTATTCGTTATTCACACAAACCGTGATAGAGACTCATACAACTATATCCTCCCTCTGGCTCAAACATATCCAGTTCTGTGTCATTTCGGTTTACATATTTGAACACCTCCTGCACAGTGGGGTATTCTCCGTTGGCGCAGAAACGTTTAGGAATGTATGTAGGTGGAAAGAAAGACGAACCTCTTTCTGTTTCATCTTTCATTCGTTGTTCAGCATCTATTAGCCGTTTTCTTGCCCATTCATCTTTTGAAATCAACTGTACTTCACGCTTTCTACACATAATGCAAGGAAAGCAACCAACACGTGAAAAACCACGTTCGTACAAAGGATTTGGTCGTTGGTCATTGGCAAGTATGTAGTCTATCACCTCCTGTGCTGTCCAATGGAATATGGGACGTAACACGCTTGCATCGTGTGTCTTGCACCACTCCAACACCGCTTTCTTATGATACAACCCTTTCACTTCGTCATTGAAGTACTCTTTGAAATATGAACACTCAACATCATAGCCTGCACGTGCCTTACTTTCTTTAGCTCTAATTCCTTGAATAATGATAAAACTCTCATCTTGTGAGAGAATATAATCTATCATAGGTATTATTTTTAGTTCAGAAGTACAGAACCTTGCCATTGTAGAAGGGAAACGACCTTTCTTAATAGACATATCCACAAAGTCTTTATACTTCCTGCTTTTGAGCGTAATAAGTTCTACGCCTAATTGGCTGCAGACATTGTGAATATGCGTGTAAGTCTCTTCGTGCTCCCAACCTGTGTCGGAAAAACATGCAACCACTTTTTCATTGCCGTAGTCATTTACCGCCTTGATAAGGCAAGCCTGACTATCCTTGCCTCCGCTAAATTGTACTAATATCTTCATTCTTAATCAATCAATTCAAAACTATATGCTGCCACGAATGGGTTACTCTCCCACGTGCCTTTGCCACTGATTTTATCAATTAAGTCTGCGTAGGCTCTTTGAGGAGAAGAGAAAAATTTAAGAATATTGTCATACATCTGTCTCACTTTACGTTTGACAGCGAAAAAGTAAGCATCCTCTCCAGTAGCTGATAATGATTCAATAAATATTATACCTTCCTTAAGGCAATCTTCTTCTGAAATATCCTGCAAGCGTTCTACCTTGACATCAGTAATTTTGATGTGGTGCGGAAGCAGGTCGGGCTTGACAAACATTTTATTATTCCAACCTGCTGACTCCGTCATAAACCCATTCTCAACCATTTCAAAGTCAGCATTAGGGTAAACTTCTTTGTAGCTTTGCGCTATCGCAACAACTTCGCCAACCTTATAAGGCAAGTGCTTTTGGGTTTCTTCCCAATTACCAAGCGGCATATTGTCTCTTAGTACTCTCCTTGTCATTGTCTTTGAGCCGTTCAGCACCGCCAGCGTGAGGCAGAAAGCATCACTAAACATTATTTTCTTCATATTGCAGTACTTGAATGTTTGTTACTTCACTATATAACACCTTTTCTTTAGCTAAGGCATTGTTGCTTGGTAAATGTTTCGTAAGACCAAACTGAAAGGCATAGAAATCTTCAATGTCTTTGATGTCGTAATTACCATCTATCTCCACTTCTAATTCAAATATTACTCTCATACACATACTTTTATCTTTTATAACATTCACAATCTTTATGTGGACACTCCTCAAATCTTTCATTAAGGAATGAGAAACAGTCTATTGTGTCCACCCCATCTGCACAATGGCAAATAGGGTGGGTGCAATTCTTAGGGATTAGTCTTTTCATACGCTTACTTGATTAGCTCGGGGTTATCATGGATATTGCCAATCACGCTCCATGCGGACCTGCCATCTTCCATGCAGTGGTAATTTAATGCAGAATATGCCGGTAATTCTTTCGATAGCAAGGCAAACATTCCCTCATGAAAGACAACCTTTCGACGATATACTTTATTCATATTATCTTTTCTTTTCCCAATATATCCGAGTATATCTCCTTCAAAGATTTGCTTTCCGTTCTTGTCCTTTAAGCCTGTATACTGACCCACAGTGTTGGGTGATACTTGAGTTGGGTGAAAATAATCACCATTAGTTTTCTTAATTGCAACGAAGTTTTTAGTCTTAACTAAATCTCCATACACCCACTCTTCTTTCAAAAAGTCCTTACCTCTGAATAATATTTCTCTGTTCATATTACTTCTTTGTATTAATAGATTGAATCCTATGTGTATACTTTGTGGTGTACTGATATTTTGTTATTCCGTTTGCATCTGTAAAGTATACATCACGACCACAATCGGTAAACTTATACACCTTTACTCCGTTACACTCAAACAAGAACTTAACATTATAGTCTTTCAACCTTTGTTCGTATTCCTGTTTCCGTATCTGCTCCTTTGTCAGCTTTGGTTTAGGTGGCTCTGGCTTCTTTCTAATCTCGTAGCCACAAGAGGTGAATACGAATGCTAACACTGATAATAAAATTAGTTTCTTCATATTACTTTTATGTTTTAGTTATTTATTTTCAGCTAAGAAATCAAGGACAAAGTAGCGTGTAGGCTTTACAGGGAAACATAACTCTGTTACCCACGTTTTATCTGTATACTCGACCACCTCGTAATGTCCAGAGTTATACTCGCATAAAAGCAACGTGGGACGTGTTGGACGTGGATAATCTTCAGTAGAAAACCACAGTTCATTAGGAAAATTCTCAACTGATGTCAGCCATTCATACGTAGAATGGCAAGAGTAATCTCCGTAAGATAACATTGGTCGTTCATTCCACCAAGAACGATGAAGCCTTACTGCCTGCAATGGAAAACTATCTTTCTTAAATTTCCCAAGCAAGTATATCTCTTTTTCGGGCAATGGTGTGCTGCCTATCAATTCTTCCAAACTCCCCGTCCATCGGGGGACGGATTTATCAAAATATTCCACACATTTCTTTTCCAACGCATATTGTTCTGATATGCGCTTTCTCTCTTTGTGTTCCTCAAAATACGCTTTTATTATTTTTGCTATCATATTACTTTTCTTCTTTTAGTTCCTTGAATAATCCCATATAAATATTGTCAGGACCAAATGCAACACTACAAACAGCATTACAAATTATTTCGCAACTTCTTCTATCAAGTGCGCAACCATCACAATGTTCATCAGATATTACAAAAATGTATTGCTTGTCGTTAATTGTTATTCCGTTCATAACTATTTATTTTATAAATTCAAAATTAGCTTGATGGTGAGTAAAATCACCATCACCGAATATGGTTGCAGAATAATACTTACCATCTTCAAATATAAATTCCAAATAGTTTTCATCTTGGAAATAAACATCTACATTTTGCGGTAACTCATTTTCTATAAAATCGTATGCACTTTCTATATTATTAGCGTGAGAAACTTCCGTTTCCCAATGATACGAACCATTTTGAATGTCTGATATTGATACCATACTGTTTTAATCTTTAATGTTTCTCTTTACTCTCCAAATAAGCACAAATTGCTATACACCATATTACTACAGATACTAATAAATAAGTTACTCGCATAACAGCATCTACACTCGTTACCCACACTATATCCCAATTAACAAAGGCAAATGCCAAATAGCAAACTATAAGAACAATGCCAAATAGTAGCGATAATTCTTTTATCATATCTTAACTGTTTTTTAGCGCAACTGCTACGCTTCCGTTGTACATTGTATTTTCTACCTTAAAAATTTCATCATGGTATCTTTCAACACCAGTCCAATCTGTATCTTCAGTAACCACTTCAACATCTCCGCACTTTTCGTACATTTTTTGTAGTTCTTTTTGTAATTCTAATATTGTCATAACCTTAATGTTTTATACTTTTCTGCCGAGTGGGTACAATCTCATACATCCAAGGTGTGCTACTTTTAACCTTTCTTCTAAGAATAGTTTACGACTTCTGGGGTTGTTTGAATAAGAAAAAGCAAGATGTATAATGCGCCCTTTTTCGTCATATACATTCCCATCATCTGTAAAACCAAATACGGAGTATGGCTCCCCATTAAATGTTACACCTTTGCAATGTTCGTTGTTATACTCAATACACTTTATCAGGACGGACTTTGGAACAAAATACCCAAAGCGGTAAACACGCTCATCTGTGTCGTGGTAGTTCTCTTTTTTGAAATCTGCCTTAAAGTCCTCTAACGAACGCTTAATTTCAACCTCAGTGAGGTATCCATTTTTATCTACAGCTATAAGGTCTGCTTCATGGTTAAGAAATCCCCATGACAGGTTTGGAACTATAATATTCGTTTTAACACCTCCTAAGTATGAAACAATGATACGTTCTATTTCTTTAACTGATAGCTTTGTTTCAATCATAACCCCAATGCTTGTTTAATATGTTTTTTGTAATCTTCGTCAGCTGCAAGTATCGCGTTTTGCTTACCAAAAGCAGTTTTTGTTTCACCAGAGGTAAATGAAATGATATAATCATTAAATCCATACTCATTCTTATCAATATTATAGCATCCAAATGGTGTAGATGCTCTTAAACTTTCATCTTTAAGGGTTTCCCAATCTAATTCAGGTATATTCTCCAAGACACTCTCACGCCCTGCGTTGAAAGCATCTTCAATATCCTCTTCGGTGAAGACCTTGTTTCCTGAAAATGATACCTCGTTTCCGCTTAGTCTGCCTTGTAATCTTGCAGTAGCGTACTCTTCTGCTA